CGGCGAACCAAATCTTGGCAAATCCAGGCTCTTGCAAGTTCTCAAAGAAAAACAGTGTACTCTGCGTATGTATGACGAGTTTGCCACTCTGCCTGAGGTTCCTATGGCTAATACTTGGGATGCCTATGATGGAAAATGTGAACCGTGCGTCATGGCGACGAACGGAGTTCTATTGACAGATAAGTTTTTCGTCGAAGCGAAGAGACAACGTGACGCTTTTAATCGTAGAGTGATCTCTTTCGAGTTCAAGTTGAAACTGATGAGCAAATGGAAGAAACTTGCGTCGACTGGAATAAACTTTGACGAGGACCTCGAATACGTGCGCACTGAATATGATGACCTGAAAAAGAAAGTCACCAAGGTGTCTATCGAAGAAATGGTTACCGAGATTACAAGTACGCAAACTCCGAAAGTCGTACACACTGAGGTTTGCAGTGAACTTAAGAAGTGGACTGAAGTTCTACCTTCTGATGTAATTGATCTACACATGACCACTCAGGAATTCTCTAAGATCGGTATGTCACACTTAATAAAAGAGGGTTTTAAGGGCAATTTACTCAAATTAGTTACAATGGATTCGTCGCAAAAATTGACTCTATTGTCTCTGCTAAGAAAATATTCTGACTTAGTAGGCAAAGAATTGCCGACATGCCTTATCACAGCAAATGGACGAAAGCTTCAGACAAAAGCGAATATTACCATCTTGTTCCACTTCATCGATGCGGATTATGTTTTTTCGACTACAAATGGGACTTGTATTTTTTACGTGGTCGATAGTTTCATGTTCGATATAAATGCACATATTGCAAGCCGAGCAGTTGAAATTGAGATCACTAAAAAGACAGACACTCGCGGAAAGCAGTTAATTTTAGAAATAGTAGATGGCGTTTTCTATATATTCAAGTTGTCACTAGGAGTGGGAGTGTGTATTAAGAGTTTTGTTGATTTACACGACCGAAAGAAGATACAGCCAGAAAGTTGGGGTTCTGACGTTGAGGATGAATATCCAACCATAGAGCCTTTCAAGAGGAAAGCGAAGTCTACCAGATCGACAACCAGGATTATGGAGTATTGCAAAACATGTCATTCCACGGACTGCGATCACTGTTATCAACTCGTACATGAGTCTATTAGTGAACAGTATTCACCGGATGAGAAGAAATATAAGAAGAAACATGACAAATATGGATGGGACATAATGGACCTGGTCAACAAGAGGTGTTATGATTTTGGCGATGCGACTTACTGGGACATACTCGAGAAAGAGGCAGGTGAACACAGACCTTCAGACTGGAAAGATCACGTCATGCGAAAGCGCGATATGAAGGGCACGATCGTCGCGGTGAGGGAAGTTGTTGGTGGCCCTTGGATACCTGTTGTTTCACCAGTGATGAAGCTTGAGTCCAACGAGAAAGAAAACAAAAAATTGTCCACGCATAATGAGAAGTTGACATCGTTTTTTCCATTGTTGGAGGAAGCCAGATCTGGTGCTGCGAAAAGGAGAGCCCAAGGACAAAACAAGAAAACGAACAATCCTCGGTATGTTAAGTGTACAGAATCAGTGGACGTGTTATCTAGTAGGAAGACCATAGATGCAGTGGCCGGATCTTTTCTTACTACTACAACTAGTACATCGCCAATAATGTCACAGATTCCGTACATGGCCACACAAGACACTCAGGTGGATCAATCAGCCGAATCAGACAACGAGTTACACCACGAAGCAATGACTGACCCAATGGCGACAGAAGTGGCTAGGCTAGCATCTGGAAATGTGGTTTTCGTAGGAAATAAGAACCACATTAAGTGTCGTGGACTAATGGTCAAAGGCAACTACGGAGTAACGAATTGCCATGTCGTAGGGAACTTGAAGATCGGTGATAGCTTTGATGTCTTCGATAACAGAGGTGAGTATACGGCGGAGATCCTAATAATGAACACTAGGAGAGATGTTGTTATGTTTAAGGTGCTAACAAAAACTTTTCAATCAGCTAAGGACATCACTAAACATATTTGCCGACGTGAGGACTCAAAGTCACGCAGTGGTTACGCGGGTTGGCTGGTCATCACACATATTGGAGGAGTCATGCAGATTACAAACATCATGTATGAAGATTGCAAAGAAATGACTATAAAAGGAGCCGTAAAATTTGGTCAAAAATACCGCGGTCATGCTACGGGCGTACAATATGCGAACATGAATACTACCTTTGGCGACTGTGGTTCACCTTGCCTGTTGACTGATCCAACCAGACCTCGCAAGATCATAGCAATTCATGCAGCCGGGTCTCTACGCATAGGAGTTGGAGCTCTCATATATGGAGACGAAATTCTCGAAGCTATACAAAAACACGAAGAGTTCTTGCTGCAACCGCAGGGCGCTACCAATGACAAGATTGAAATTTTAAATCATCAATGTGTGTTGCCGATAGAACCGCATCAGCATGGTTACTACGATGTAATTGGTATCGCGTATGACCCAGAAAAGAAACAAGTGTTGCATCAGTACCAAAATACTAAGACACGTTTCTGGGATAGTCCGCTGGCACTTGCAGACGATGTGTTTGAACCAGTCGTCATGAGCGATCGTGACCCTAGACCGAAAGTACCGTTTGCGCCTTACGTCGAAGGAATGGAAAAGTTCAATCACCCACAGGCTGAGATGGATGAAAGATTGTTGAATAAGGCTGTCGATGAAATCGCTGAACATCTAGCGACTCTGATCAAAATGCATGACATTCGGGTGCGTGTACTCACAAAAACAGAAGCAATTAATGGGGTGTCGTGGATAAAAGCAAGCAATCCCATACAACGCGATACATCAGCCGGATATCCGTGGAAATATATGACTGGAATTGACGCGAAGAAAGGAGCATATATGCGCTTTGATGAAAACAAAGGCATATGGATGCTCAAACAAGATGGCGTTGCGAAATTACTCAATCACTCTGTCGATTTAATTATTGACAGAGCAAGGAATGGTATTCGCACCGCTTGCGTCAATTCTGGTACTATGAAGGATGAGCCGAGAAAGATCAAAAGAATCTACGAGGCTCCAGCCACTAGAGTTTTTTGGGGAGCACCTTTTGATAAGGTGCTTGCTGACAGAATGTATTTCCACGCAGCAACGGCTGCCATTGCTGAGACACACGAGTATCATCCCATTAAATTAGGCATCAACCCGGCGGGACCAGGATCACATTTGTTGTATCATTGGCATTCGAGAATCTCTACGCAAGGCTTTGATGTGGACGCAACCAACTTCGATGCCACCATACCGTTGACTGTCATGAAAAAGATCACACGTGTTTTTAACCGCATTTATCAAATCAACGACAAGGATTGGACCGAAGAGGATGATCGAATTAGGAACACGTTGGACAGGTGTGTACAGACGCCCTTAGCCTTGTACAGAGATTTCGTGGTACAAATCAATGGAGGTAATCCCTCGGGCACCACGAACACTGGAACTGTGAACAGCATAGTACACTGGGTGTATGATTATTACATCTGGTTGAGGCGATGTCAAAAAACAGACATGAACAGATGGATGTCGCTCGAGTACTTTCATAAAAAGGTGGCATCTTCTTTTTGCGGTGATGATGGCATGTCAACTGTCGCGACAGATGCACAATTCGTGTTCAATCCGAAGGCGTATATTGAAGAAGCTGCGGAATTTGGTGTGGTGTGTACTCCCGCTGACAAAGTATCGAACGAGCAGATCCGGATGAAGCCGTTGAAAGAGCTCGAGTTTCTGAAACGCAATTTCCGCCGCGTTATTTTACCGAACGGTCAAAAAGGTAAATACTGGTGCGGAGCATTGCAAATTGGAAGCTTCAACAAAATGTTGGATCTCGTCATGACGAACAGGCCACATGACTACTGGAAAGACAAAGGTAAGATCAAGTTTGACATGTGTACGATTACAGGTACCTTGGAGATGGCATTAATCGAGGCTGTCAATCATGGTCCAAAATTCTTTGATGAGTTGAGAACTCACTTGATGGAGTGTTGCATGAACCATGGGATACCTTACAAGAATTGGCTATCCTATTCAGCGTGTTACAACATCATATGGGGGACTGACCTATCAGATGATTTTCAGTCGTCATATAGAATTGAGCAAACAGAACAACTACAATTTCATTCAATGTCTATGCCAGCGACAGTAGGAGATGGAGACGACGCCATGCATACACAGGGAACCGGCTCCGGGCCATCCACGACTATGGATCCTGCGGAGAGGAAAACGGAAAAACTGTCTGGCTTCATCAATTCGGGTACAGGGTCATACGGAATGTTGCCTGCTGAATTGTACCACAAAGACATTGCCGTTGCGACAGTGGCTTGGTCATCTACTCAGAATGCGGGAACAATTGTCTATCAACAACCGATCTCACCAAGAGGAGCTAACGAGTATGTGCAATACTTCGCGGCGGCTTACAATGCGTGGACGGGAGGGTTTGTTTGGAAGTTCACTATTGCTGGAACTGGATTCAACGGAGGAAAGCTGGGTTGTTGTCGAATGCCACCGAACTACAAAGCTTCTGATGCCCATACCCTATCAGATTTCACTGTATTCCCCTATGACATCATTGATGTCAAAGAGGCAACCACAGTTGCTAAGTCTGGAGTAGATGAAAAAAACATCCTCTTCCACTGGAGAAACACAGACCCTCTCGCAATCGAAGCGACAGGTGGGACCTTCGTTGTGTTCGTCCTCGCCCCGCTCATCAACAGTAGCGGAGGAAACTCGCAAGTCAATGTTGTTGTTTTCAACAAACCCGACGACAGTTTCAGAGTGGCGCAGCTTATGCCGCTCCCTAGCATTGACGAGGGACTACCAGGACTAGCAGCGTTTGCCGATATGTTTCCACCGAAACCTCACGCTGTGAATAGTCCGTATGATGATCAACCGATAACACAGATAGTGACACTGGCCGATTCTACAGTTGTGCTGGACAAGAACTTGTATGGCATGGTGAAGGGGAACAGCGAACCGTTCGATCGCAAGTACGAGTACTGGGGAGGAGAAGTTCTGTTGTGTTACAAGACAACGTATGTGCTTAAAAATCTTGTTTCCGGGATTGACGTCAAGCGACCGTTACGGTACGCACATCCCGGAGCGACAAATGGCCACATACAACCGGAAGCAAAGAACTCCGATGGCACATGGGGACTCCAAGATGATAACATCGGTTTCATGCAGCTAGGTAACACTGCTAGCATGCTGGATCCGCCTCAGATGTGGACCGTGTTTGCGCAAGGCGCGACGGCTCCAGACACCGACCCTCTCGCGATATGCATCCCTGTGAACAGCTTCCCGCCTACTGTCATTAACGACGGAACAGCAGCAATTGCGTTGATTCTCGAAGAGAGTTTCGTCGTTTTCAGGGGTGTCAGGAATTGCCTCGGCTTAACTGCGGTAACGAACATTGACTCGACACAGACGACTGCACAAATAGCAGCGTTGACGGCAGGTGAAGTGAAGAACGCGTTGAGACCAGGCCAAGCGGTGTTGTTCACGGTGATCGACAAAGCGACTGAATTGCCCATCGGATATATCAAATTCAATTATCCAGGGTATTTCACTACAGTCGCGTCGGCGACAAACATCGTCGAGGACTACTGGGCGAACACGTACATACCAACATCTTTTGTGGATATGACGAGCATAATACCGAGGAATACTACGATGTTTCAGAACAACTTGCTTGTACAGGCGGGACGCCGATCGCGAATCAGTCGCAAGCAATTGGTTGACGAGGTGACAGAGAACATCATGCGCCTCGCAAAAGAGGAAGAACACAGAGGAAGAAGACGACGGAGATCATCGTCTTACGATGAAGTGTAAAGTCTGCCCTTAAGGCTCCTTTACGTTATATAGAAATTTGAAAATTGTACATGGGTAATATGGCTAACAAATTTGTACCACAGGTGAGCTTTTGCTATTTCCAGGTTACCACAACTTTTGGCACAAAAGATTTCGATTTCATCATTTACAACGGGGTGGTTTACAGTTACATCAACCCCAGGGACCAGAAGAGTCTACCTGACGGTGACTACTCTACCTGCAGGTTTCAAATCCCTCCCTATATCTCGCCCAAAGTCCTGTACCCAGCTATCTCTAAAATATCTGGGCCTACCTATAACTGTTTTCTCCAGTGGTTGGAGAAGAATAACTGCGCCAAAACAGAAGCAGGATTCGGAAACGGCCACACGGGAGACGGCAGGTACCAATTACCGACGCTAGTCAGACTTGAAAGTTTGATGAGCGTAGAAGAGGCTGCCACAGCCTTTGACCAACTTTCTGTCTGCAAAAAGTAGATGGAATTTCTGGGTCGAGAGTTTCGAAGAACTCCCGGCTCAGTGCGCC